TAAAGAATAAGAATAAAGGTTATTCTAATAGAGAATTAGAAATTGCTAAATTATTCAAAACTATAAATAAAAGAGGTGACAGTCAGAATGCTTAAATTAGTGGGTATCCTGCCTAAAAGATTATGAAGCGATTATTTAGGAATAGCAATATTTGTCAAGCAGATAGATGTAATAAACTTATTTGCAGTGTTAAGAGTCGTTTCTGCACCGAGCACGATAATGATAAGGTTCGTTGTAAGTCTAAGAGAGGATTAAAGAAACACAAGACATCAAATAAATAATTTTAAATAAGAGTAGGTATATACTAACATTTTGTTAGTTAGAAGAGGTACGTTAGAATGTATGAAAAGTTAGTTGGAAAAGAAGTGAAAGTAGTCCATAAAGATGGCAGTCACATATCAGTGACAGAAGGAATTCTCTCAGAGTACGATGATGAAATTAAAACTATTCACATAAACACTTTTAAAGGTAAAAACGTCTATATCTCTGCTGCAGCGATAGAGAAACTAGAGGTGTTGTCAGATGAGTAATGGTGAATTCAAAACCTCCAGCCCACAAGAACTAATAATGGACCTGATAAGAACCAAGTTCAGCGGCACAATCATGTGGATGAGGATAGAATCAGAGATAGCAATCCTATGCAGCGACATACCAAGCGTTTATAACGAAGAGACAAAAGAATTATTCGTAACACAGCTAGGAAGAATTAAAACTTACCTAGTGGAACAACAAGTTAATCCTGAAGATCTAAGATTCATCGATGATGAGATTAAGACTTATCAACGAACAAAACAAATATCTTTGTACGATGAAACAGATGACACCCTGCCACCTGACATCATAAACCAATACGCACAACTATCTCATTTGAAGGAAGGAGTAATAGCTATTGGTCAAGCATACAACTACGAACAACTAAAAAGACTAACCAATAGTATATACCAAACGAATTCTTTAATAAAATTTTTCATTAGTCCAGAGAAAACCTTTCAAGGACAAATAGTCGCAGAGATATACGAGACACCAGTAGAGATACCAGTTGCAAGCCTGTATTTGAAGCGGAAAAAAGATGAGGAAGGAGCTATACCTGAAGAAAAAAAGGTTTTCTTATTCGGTGACCGAGCAGACGCTAAGAGCTGGAGCCTAATAAAAGAGATACCAGTACATTTTCGTGTGTATCGGTTCATATCTGAGCACAACCAAGAGTTCATGTTGTTATCAAAAGAACGATTAAACGTGGGAGAATACATCGTTAAAGGCACTATTACGAAGGTGATGGATATTCGTAAAGTCACCGATAGTTTAAAGTTGAACACTAAGATGCCTTACATATTCGTTCACAGCATTAAGAATCGTATAATCCAGTTTAAGAACCCTGAAGAGTTCCAAACCAGGCTCGCACTACTTAATATTAGTCGTAAAGGATTGTTCGAATACCCCTTCACATCTAAGTTTGAGGGTAAAAGATATATTTTGAAGCATCCTAAATGGTTTAAGCACATGGTTTGGGCTTGGTTACTGCATTGTAACACAGGGAACACTGGGTTTCACGCTTACCCACTACACATATTGATGCTTGGACCTCAAAGCAGTGGTAAAAGCAGTATTTTAAACGTGTTGCATGAGAAGTCTAAGGAGACTAAAGACATTTTTAGTGGTAGTAGCAGTACTTTGAAGCGTTTAATCCCTAGTTTTAAGAATAACCCTGCGAAGATTGGTTATTTGGCTGAGTCTAATCGTTTTGGGTTCTTGGATGAGTTGCTTCGGTGCATAGTTAATACTCCCACCAACAATAATGGTGCTAGTAATCGTGATGAAAGCGTGGCACTAATGAATGATTTACTTGAACATCAGAAACGTGAAGCAGGCAGTGGAGTGAGCAGTGTTTATGTTAATATGACTGCTCGAGTGTTGGCTGCGACTAATCCTATTAGGGAAGTGAATAATGTGTCAGACCTATTATTAAAACTAGATAAAAGTTTTTTGTCTCGTTGGCTAATATATTATCAGACTCCTGAACACGTTGATATGATTAAGAATCATACTGGTTCTTTACAAGAGTTTAATGGTGGGATGACGGTTAATGATTGGATTTCCATAGTGGATTTCTTACATAGTTTTAAGGCTGAGTTCGACCAATCAAGGGTGATGGAGATCTATCATTCTTTGGTTAAACTTTTACCCTCAGATTTATTGAATCATTATAAGTCTCGGCATACACATCATTTGATGTGTTTAATGGATGGGTTGATTAAGACTCGTTGTTTGTTTGACCGTGAAGTGAAGTTTCGTGCTAAAGAGGAGGATTATGAGTTGTTAGGATTGGTTTGGCGGAAAGTAATTTCTTCTTGGCTTAATGCTTCTGTCTTGAAGGATTTGCCTTTGATTAGTCGAAAGGATTTTTTGCCTGAGAATGCTCAGTGGTTGTTCGAGAAGATTTGTGCTTGTAAGATTCCTTTGAATCGTTTTGAGTTGGAGGAGTTGGCTTTGCAGGAGTTGGATAAGCAGGAGTATTACACTGTTGTGCAGTTGTTGTTGGATAATGGTTTGTTGGTTCAGAATGATAAGGGTTTTACTAAGCCCCATTACATGGAAGGAAAAAAGAATGGAGAATAAAGCGTTTAAGATAGCAGGAATCAAAAACCTGATAAAAAAAAACTATGACGTACCAACAGACCTAATAGACCTAGAAGCAGAAGTAGATGACGGTATAAGTATGAGAGAGAATTGGAATAAAATAAAGTATAAGGTGATAGAACTATGCGAAAAACAACACAAGATTTTATGGCAGAAATAGTGAAACAAGGACATATTAACTGGGATAAAACAGTTAAAGTAAAGTTAGTGGAGGAACAAATAAATGGAATGGATAAATAAGATAAAAGAAAAATTAGAAGCATACCAATACATGAGAGCAAAACAAATAATGTCAGAAGACCTAATAATTTATGAAGACCAGATAAGAATTCAAACAGATAAAATCAAAGAACTATCTGCCATGTTAGATTTAAGAGATAGTAGATTAAATGTTTTAAGAAAAGAATTAGTAGCAATTTATAGTGATAATAAGCATAGTAGCTTAAGTAAATTTTATATATGGATGCTCGATAACATTAAACCTAAAGCTAAATACTACAACTTTGGCAAAGGAAAAAAGAGAGTGCATACAATCTTCAAAGAAAGCTTGAAAGACGAAGCACTAATAAGAGCATTCATAGAAGAAGATTTAAAATTTGAAGTGAAAGACTCTTGGACTGCAGACCAATTAGTGTTCTGGTTTAACAAAGCTTTAAGCAAAGCTTACCCTACAAGATTCTACTATTCTACTGACTTTGAATTATATGGACTAGTAGAATATTGGGCTACTGCAGCAGAAACAATTCTTAAGATTAGAAAGAGAGGTAAAGCTTTTGATTGTGATGACAGCATGGTATTAAGATACAGTTGCCTATTCTACTTGTTAGAAGACCATTTCCCTGATGACTTATGGAGACTTAGAGGGTTCATAGTGGATATTTGGACTGGTGGAGGACACGCTTTATTGGGTTGGGTTAAAAGTGGTGTGAATGATTGGGTTCCGATAGAAACAACTTTTTATGATGATAAGCAGAGTGATATTTGGAATAACAACTTTGTTATACGTGACCAGATGCTTTACTCTGTGAGGTATAGTTTTGATGAGGAACAAGAATATGAGCGAATATAACTGTATATTTAATCCTGAACAAAAGTGTAGGGATTGTGCTGATTGCTTAGACAACCCACCAAAAGAAAGATAAAAATGTTTCAAGCAACACCACACAAAGACTGGGAAAGCTACGACTACATCCTAGGAAAAGGAAACAACGAACTAGGCATAAGTGTGCAACGATACAAACACCTATGGACACTAAACCAGTTATGTGGATTAGAACTAGTACTAAGCTTCAAAGACAAGGACGACAGTGATAAATGGACTAAATGGACTTCCTTCGATAAACTAACAGGAGAAGACATAATGTATGCCTACGACATCCACAGATCTATCTTGCCTAACGAGGTAATAGTTGAAAGCGATTACCCTACCTACGAAGAAAACTATGAAGCCACAAGGCTCATAGGAGCCATATTAGAAGGTAAAGGGTTCAAACCCTCTTACTACTACTCTGGAAGCAAAAGTATTCACATACACGTCTTATTAGACTTTAAAAGCCTATTAAACATACCTATGAAGCTACAAGAAGAAATCTTACGACGATTCAAATATAAAACTTTGTTCGTAAAGAAGTTTATGACCTACCTACGACGAAAGATGATTAGCTGCTGGGATATGAAGCTAAGAGAATTCGACGAAGGACTAGCCAAAGGAAGACACCTAATTAGAAGTGAGATGAGTCGGAACAAGAAAGGATATAAAACTTATCTAGGTAGTAGTTTTAAAGACTTACCACCTATACCATATATTTGTAATGAAACCAAGGAGAACAGGATATACCCTAAGATAGGACCTATCAATCTAAGCAAGCCTCATAACTGTGAAGAACTCATAACAGAGTTCTTATCCAGGCTGGATGATTCTAAGTGTGTGGCTAAAGCTAGGAGGAAAGAAGTGAGTTTGAAGATGTGGTTGAACGGTGATAACCCTCAAACAGTTAAGCCTTGCGTAGAAAAATTGTTGGAGGCTGATTTGCCTGATGGTCATAACAGAGCGATGTTCATCTTACTTAATGAGCTTAAAAGGGTTTATGGTAATGATCGATCATTAGAGATGGTTAAGGATTGGAATGTTCGAACTGGCTTGAAGGTTCGTGAGACTGAGATAGAGTATCGTTATAAGATGAACCGTGATTATCGTCTTGGTTGTGATTACATTAAGGGTTTCTTGAAGGAGACTGGTTTGATTAGTGTGTGTAATGGTTGCACTAGACAGTGAAATCACAAAGTATTTAAATAAGTATATACTAATAGTATTATAAGAAAAAAAATTTGATGCTTATAAGGGCTACACCATTAGCCTTAGGACGTATTGTACCAGTGGTTGCTGGGAACACAGATGTGTGTTCGATGGGGACACCCTGTCAGTAGTTTTAGGAGGTTAAAAGGTGCTGGGCAATCACCTATATAAACTGCCTATTATGTTCAACAAAAAAAATTATAGTCCTACAATGGACGGAGGAACACCTACAATGGAATACCCAGTAAGCGATAAAATCGCAACATTCGACAAGAAACCCCTGATAGAAAAAGGCTACTACGCAGGAAAACTTCTAGAAATAAAGCCTAAGAAAACAGAAGGAAAATACGGAACACAAATAATTTTGATGTTCGCAGTGTATGAAACAGCAGGTAAAGCAGCTGATAAAACCTTATCAGTCGGAGAAGTAGTAACCGTTCCGAAAGGAGAAAATGGTACTACAGACTTGTTCTTACCAGTAGTGTTAAACGACCAATACAGACAAGAAGATAAAACTTTGAGGTCTGCATTCACCCCTAATAGTAGGATCACTGAAGTGTTCAAAGCACTAGGGTGGAAGTTTGACGCCACAAAAAACATTAACCCTGAGGATTACGTGGGTAATTTTGCAGAGTTAAACATTGATGACGCTGAGTTTGAGTGGGAGAACGAAAAGAATGTTAAGGAAGCTTACAAGGCATCTGTTATTAAAGATGTGAATAAGTTTGAGGGGGGAACCCCTTCTCCTTTTTCTTCTAAGGTTGAAGAGTCGTTTGAGCGAACTAAGCCTGTAACTGTTTCTAAGACTATGAGTGCTTCTGAGGTGGATGAGCGTTTAGCTAAGGTTAAGGGCATGCTTGATGAGGGTTTAATATCTGAGGGTGGTTACGTGATGGCTTGTGAGTCATTGGAGAAATACAAAGAAAATGATTAAGGGTTTGTCTTTCGTAGTGGAAAACCATTTGTCTATGCGTGAAGTGAAGGTGGTGTTAGCTTTATGTTTTAAGAGTGATACTTGTGTTGGCTTAGCAGGAAAGCTTTGTTTGTCTTATACTAATGTGGCTAACGTGTTGGCTGGTTTGAAGCGTAAGGGGTTAGTGATTTTTAGTGATAAGGATTTTAAGGGTAACTATGTTTATCAGGTTGCTTTATAAACTAATAATCCTCCTTTGTTAGTCTTGCAGAAGAGGTTTTAAATTAACAAGACAAGATAAAAACGGAAGTTAAGAAAGAATTAAAATGAAAATACTTGAAGTTTATTGTGGAACTAAATCATTTAGTAAGGTTGTTGATGTTGATAAAGATATCGAAGAACATAATAAATATATGGAAGTGAAGAAAGAATGAGAAAACAAGATTTTGAATATAGTTTGTTTATGAAAAACAAATATGCTAATGAATTACAAGGATTATATGATATTGAAACTTATTTGAAAAAGAGAATAATTTAGTAATAATATTTTTAGAAATACAAAATCGGAGAACAAAGAATAAAAATGGTAAAAATAGGGATACATAAAGGATTTAAAATAGTCTATCAAGACGGACAATTTACAGGAACAAAGAAAGGAGATGTGGAATTCAAAAGCAGCTCCGAACAAAGCTTAAGAAGCCAAATAGATGTGCATTTGAATGCTGCAGAAGAAAAAAAGAAGAAACAATCAGAAGTTGAGGATAAAAAGTTAAACCCTGGCGAAGAAAAACCAAAAAAATGAAGATTTCTCGTAGGGGGAGGGTGGATTAAAGAGAAAAAAACACGCTTCTCTCCGCCAAAAGCCTAACAAACTAATAAGCATAAAAAAAAAATAAAACTATCAACTACTTATTCTGCCAATAGTTCTTAATCAAATAAATCACTACTGATACCAACCCTGCATACTCTTGAGGCAAACTAGCCTGCCAAGCAACCAAGCTAGGCAACAAAAATATTGCTGCGTTCTTAGCAGTCTTCTTCAAACCAACCCAAAAATTGTATTTAACTTTTTTAACCATCTATTTTTCCTCCATATCAATTTATTTTTTGATAATAACCTTTACCTGCAACATAAAACTTTAACACTTTATCCACAGGATAACACTTTCGAACATATTCTTCTGCTCTAACTAGTTGATGATGCGCTTTCAAAAACCAACCTAGATTCTTATTACACTTATACTCAAAGATGTGTGCGGAACCATTCTTATGAAATGCTAGTACATCTATCTCGCCTGCACCATTAAAACTGTATTTGTGTTCTGTGAGTATTTGTTTGTACTTCTTTGATTTGATTAGTTTATTCACTATCATCTCTATTCCTTTACTGTGCAAACCATTACTAACTTTAGTCATCTTCAATAATTCTTCGTTGTCTCCTGGAAAGCTTTTCCCTTCTCTAAACCTCTACTCTTAGGCTGAAAATAAGTTGCACTGAACTCATCAATCAAACCATTCTGATACTTAAAAGACAAAGCATAACAACCATTCGGTCCAGTTAAACCTCTACGAATACAAAACTCATTATCCCCATCCTGAAAAGAACCAGGTTGAATGATGTGAATACCATGATCCTTACCATTATAAACTGTGTGGTAATGTCCAAGAATAATTATGTCAGGCATATTAAGAATCTCTTCCTTCTCACTTCCACCAAACAAATCACGTAGATACACTTGACTAGGATAACTACGAGCATAAGTCCGACCACTCCCACCATGAATCAACCTAATCTTAACACCATGAATCTCCACGTCAGCCCTTAAGTCGCCAAGGTTCTTAAAATTATCACACTTAGCCTCCAAGATGCTTAATGGTTTTGCACCATTCATCTTAGTAAAAGAATAATCATGGTTACCAGCCACACTCCAAAACTCCAAGTTAGGATGTTTAGCAAGTGCTTCTGCAGCCATATCAGTCTGACCTTCAATACTATAAGTCAAAAGATTCTCTAAGTGGCCCCTGTAAATATTCACTCCATCAACCACGTCACCAGCAACGAACACTCGGTTAATACCTTTATCCTCCAACTTGTTCATAGTATCATGAAACACTTGAGGTAAATGAAAAGAACTTGCGAAATGAAAGTCACTTGCAGCACCAATAGTTGCACGTCTAATCTTATTATCTTTCTCCGAGACAGTATAAACATTTCCAATCTCAGGCAACACGTTTATATGATAATAAGTCTCCATTCGCTTCTTAAATGTGCCAGTGATGACAGGGATATTATTATTGTGAAACTCTTGTAATGCTTCAAACACTTCTTCAGGTTTAACCTTAACTTTAGAAGCTAATTCTTCCAATGTTTCTTTGTGGTTCTTCAAACGATTAATTAATACTTGTTTTTTAACTTCATCCATAGTTATATCACCTGTTCAATTCGTTTTATACAATAATCCAAGACTATCAATCTGAGTTTTAGTATCACTTAACTCGACTTTAACCTTTAAATTTAATCCTATACTAGAGCTGAAAGTAGTCTTAGAATTATTACTTATAAGCTCCCAGTTATTACCATCATCAGCTGAAACATATATGGTTGCTCCTGTGAGTGTTTCACCGATTAGTTTTAGGTAAGCACTATTAAGGTTACTGCTAACAGTTCTAGTAGCACTAGTCCAAGTACCACTACTTTGACCACTAGCAAGTTTTAACACTCCATCAGTTATCTCAGTGTCAGAGTGAGTTCCACTATCAGAATTATAATAAAAGTTGTAGCTAAACCTCATCTCTTCAGGGTTAATACTAGTAGCATCCTTATCACTATTACTCTCAATAATCTTCTTTAAAGAATGACTAAACTTACGAGTCTCCTTCTGAACATTAACGGTTGTAACCCAATTAGTTTGATTGATGACGTGTTTATGACTGATAATCAAGTACTCTGCAGGTGGAAGGTTATTCTCAGGACTGCTCAAACGTATCTTTTCCCCAGGCTGAATAGTTGCGAGTAATGTTCCTTGAACCTCTCCCACTATTGGAGGATCCTTTTTATCTGCTAACAAGTAATCAGCGTATTCTTGAGCTTGAGTATAATTAGTCATGTTATCATCGTTAAGAATTTCTTCTCTCACACCATAACTAGTTTGACTAGTAGAATCTTCTGCAGTATAAATTATTTGTATTCCATCCACTTGAGCACCATAAACGATAATCCTATTCTTAACTTGTAAGATGTCTTCAGCGAAGTCACCTATCGCTAACAAGTTATACTCATGAACAATTCCTTCAGCACCATTAACCACGCTTCCTTGTTCAAAGAAATGAAAGTTTAAAGCGTTATCAACATAACAATCATAGCCTGAAGCAGTGCACAGCTCAGTGATACAATCCCAGAAAGGTTTCTGATACCAATTAACTGTTAGAGTAGTGCCACTAGTCGCAGGCACATCAGTGTAAGTAAAGCCACTTTCACCGTAAGCATCCACTAAAGCTTTCACTATAACTGCTGTGTCAATAGCAGCGTAGTTCTTAGTAACAGTTATCTCTAAGAACTTTAAAGAATCAGTTCTACCTTTAACCCTGACAGTGTTATTAACATAAGAAACTTTTTCTATTCGACCTCTAAAACGTAGAGTGGAAGCTGTAGAACTATAATCAGAATAAAAATTTACTACTTCCATACCAGTCCAAAGGTCTGTGTAACCCTCACTACTATTAGGGATTATGAATTCAAACCGTCCAATGTGTTCTGTCACACCATCTTCAATCTCCAAGCTCATAATGTTATCGGTTACATCATCAACTGTGTCATCACTCCTAACTACTTGTAACTTCCAATTAGCACTGTAAATAGGAGGAATCCATATTACAGGTGTTATACCTCTAAGATTTCTTACAACCAAATTTATGTCACCCCTGTATCACAAACATCACATCCTTCACAACAAGCTCTAAAACTCCAGTCTGGACTCCACCAACGCCAAGTAGTATAATTACAGTTAAAGTCTGCCCATAACCATAAACCTTTTTCCTCCAAGTAATCCACGCTTGAAAGATAATTAATCCAAGAACTATTAACTAATAATGATCCATTAGCTTTAGAACTATCAGTGCTGAAAGTAATGTTTATACAGCTATTAGACTCATTAGTGTAAATGCTGAAGTTAGCAGTGCCACTATCATAGTTTAGGAATGATAAGTTTAAGATTGGCCTAGTAGTTGTTTGACCGAAAGGAGTCACGTTCTTAGCAGTTGGAGAACGAGGTATAACTTCTAAGTAATCCACGTTGTTAGGGAAACTATAATCCCAAAAGCTATAACGATAATAAATGTACCAAGAAGTATTAGTAGAATAATCAGGTTTATGAGCAGTTATGAGTATAGTGTCATTTCCTCCTGCATAACGATAATCTAAACCATTAATTTGAATTGTTCCATTACTAGTGGTTTCAAGAGTGATAGGAATATTTGATTCATTAACAGAACTGTTTAAGAAGCTAGATATTAAACTGTTAGATAAAACTATTGGGTTAGGACTATAAGTATAATTAACCTCTAACTCATACATTTCTAATTCACCATAAGCACTACTATAACCAGTGATAGGCACATCGCAGAACCCATCTTCATCAGCCACACAACTAGCAAGGTAAGTATTAATTTGAGTTGAAAAATTATTCATGGTAGTAGTTTGACCATCAAAGCTACCAGTATAATTCCACTCACGAGTACCATCCACTTGTCCAACTTCAATCCAAGCATCTTGAACAGAGAAATTACTCCAAAGACTAAACACAGGTATAGATTCATCAACTAAGAAATCTGTAGAAGTATTTACTCCTGGAGCTTTATTACCAACATAATCCCAACTAATAGTTCCATCATACAATATCACTGCACGAACACTTCCACTAGTTGCAACATCACCACTATTAGTACATATAGCTAGAGCTCGAATATTCACAGGAAAATCTTGTTGGTCAGCAGTAGTATTAGTACCCATTTCACTAATCGTAACTCCACCACCACTATCACCTGTAGCAGTATTAACAATTGTTCCAACAGGAAAAGATAGTTCTCCTTTCCAATAAGTATTATCACCAGTGGTTTGAGTTCCTCCATCCACCCATGACCACACAGAAACATCAGTGTTTTGACTTGAAGTATTACTAAAAGTTCCAACGGTTGTAGCATTATCGTTAAAAACGTTTCCTGAAGCACTCCATTTTCTTAGATGTCCACTCTTATGAATATCTCTTAAATCACTAGTTCTCCAATCAGATACGTTTTCTAAGTTAGTAGAATTAGCAGTGTAATTAGCCCCTATAGTTCCATAGAAAAGAGTCTTATAAATTAATGCTCTATCAGTATCATAATTAGAGGAATTACTAGTGTATAAAACCCATTGTTCCTCTTCATTAAAAGGATTAGTGAAATTAAGGATAGTAGAATTATGATTAGTTATTTCTAACTCATGAATATTTATTGCGTCAGCACCTATTACTACGAAAGGATTATCAGGGAAACCAAAAGTTTCTGCATAATTGTTCGAACCATTCAAACTCATAACAACACCAGTAATATTAGCTGTTGAAGGAAGTCTAAGATAAGCTATTTCTTTACTACTAGCACTACTCCAATTAATCCTCTTAGAAGTAGTTGAATCATTAAACTCGCTAAGTTGTCCTCCACTACTATTAAACAATAACCCTACATTGTTGCTAAGACTACCATTAATATAAATCTTTACTCCTTCAGGGAAAGTTCCACTGTAAGAATGACCTGTCAAGTTAATAGTGGCATTAACCAATCCATCGTATTGATGACTATTAATCCAAACAGTTTGGTTTTGAGGTCCAACGAAAGATTTGTTAATCTCGCTAGTTGAATCATTGAAAACAATTTTTTGAAAGTAAGTCACATTCAAATTAAAACTCGTACTATCAGATGCACAACTATAATTCACACCGTACAAAGGATGATCCACATCCACACATATAGTTTCACCAGATAAATTAGCTGTAACATTGATTATGCTTCCAAGCTCAACGAATATACTCTTATTAAAATTTGCTAGTATTAAATCAGGAGGATCAAATAACCTCACAGCATAAGTCTCATCACTAGTTAAAGCTCTGTAACGAATGATTAGTTTATCACTAGCAACTTTTTGTTGGTAAAGCTTAGCCCACATAAAACCATTATTCTTAGTCCATTCAACCATCATGTTATGACCAAAGCTTTCAGGACTAATAGCAGCCCTAGTAACACCGAGGTATTCTATGTCTCGATACTCGAAATGAACTATTTTACCCTGACAATTAACGCATTGAACTGTGTGGTTTAAAGGAACTTTTTTAACGTCAGATATTAAACTGTTAAAAGTGTAAGTGTCAGTCGTGGTAATGTTATCTTTCCATTCTGAACGACGAATAATCTTAGTCGTATCATCAGTGGTGATTGTATAGACTTGTCTTTCTTTAGCTCTCATCTTAACTGTTCCATCAAACAGATTCACGTACTCAGTTGCACCGAGAACCCAAGAATCTTCTTCCCAAACATAAAACTTAGTGTTAGTATTCTCCACTATGAGTTTAACTTTTTCAGGCATCATAACATAAATAGATGAAGATAAAACTACTAAGATTAAGAACGAACTAAGATACTTCACAATCTTACCAGCTTTATCCATTTTAAACATTAACTCCCACTAACAAAGAAAACTTTACGTCATACTGCTGAGGATTATCACTCGGAGAACTAGTGTCCTCCTGAAACTCTCCCCTCTCAAAAATGCTGAACTTCTCCATATTAACAGTGTAAGCAACACCAGCATAAGTCATAGTGAAAGTTCCACCTGCAGCTATAATATTCCTAAACTTAGATCTATCAGCAGCATCAATATACCCATCAACATTAAACCTAGTCTCAACTCGTAACAAATCAATTATTTTAACGTCTTTAGGTCCAACAATCCAATTAGCAGTAGCAGTACCAGGAACTATAGGTATAATTTTTTTACTCTTAATCTCTTCTATGTTAATAGTATAAACTGTTAAAGCATTCGCTCCACCTGTATCTAAACTTATATTTGTAGTCATTGTTTCACCATCCTTGCTAAGTCATCAACGACTTGTTTATTATTATCATCAATCATTCGACTCATCTCCTCTTTATCAGACACGTTAATGCTGATGTTAGAAGTGAAGTTGATAGGATTATTGAACCCTGCACCTACAGGAGCACTAATGTTTCCTAGTGCTGGAAGGTTTCCTCCTCCAAAGAAAGGCAGACCTTTAGCAGCACTTATAATTGCTTTTATCTTATTCCAAACCCATATAATAGCATTTACTACTACATCAACTATTCCTTTAAGAACTTTAAATGCACCTATACCTAACATGACTAATCCATTTAATAATGCTTTGATTGAACCCCAAACAAAGTCGAATAAACCTTTAAAAATATTTTTTATTCCTTCTTTAACTTTTTCGAAGTCTCCAGTTAATAAACCTGTGAATACTTGCATTATTCCTTTAATGAAACTAATTAATCCGCTGAACATTTGTTTCACACTATTAATGAATAGTTTAGTCCAGTCTTTCATCTTAGCAAAGTTTTGTTTCCAAGCTAAAAACATCCCTGCAAATATAGCTATGACTACAGCTATTACTGCTAAGAAAGGACCAGTTAAGAACCCTATGAGTTTCACGATACTTCCAATTATAGCTTTAATAACTGCTGCAAAACTAGTTGTTTGAAATAAGCTTCCAAGTCCTAAAGCAACCATACCAACAACCATCAACAATTTTCCTAGCACCATACCGAAAGCAGCGAATACACCTATAGCCATTTTAACTCCTTCAGGTAAGTTCATGAAGAACTCCATTAATCCTAATAAGAAAGGAAACAATGTTTCCATTAAAGGCAAAAACAATATTTGAAGAGTAGCAGTCCAAAGCTCGAATACACCGAATACTTCAGCTATAGGTCTAAGCATACTACTAAACAATCGCCCCATAGCCATACCGAAGAACATTACTCCAAGCATTTCCATACGGAAACCTCTCAAGCCATGAGTCATTAACCTCATCTTATTAGCAAACATCGCCCCTCTATTAACCATTCCATTCATAGGAACAATGTTTTTTTTTAATTGCTCAGTACTTTGAGCCATGACGTTGTTAAATCCTGCAACGTTTTCTTTTAAAGAACCCATCTTTTTGTTGAATCCTGCAGTTATAGCTCTTATCCTAACAATGATTTCTTCTTTTACAACCATCTTATTTTGTTCCTTTCCTCATTTCTTTTTGTTCTCGTTTATTGTGAGCGTTTAATTCTTGTAATAAAACTTTTATCTGTGTTACCTTTAAGGGTTTCTGTCGAAACTTAAACTCAACTTTTTCACCGTTAATAATTATTTCTCCTTCGTAATCCCTACCCACAATATCTGATAGGCAACCAAGTTCCTTCGCTAAATAAAACAGTGAAGTTATCTGAGTTGTCCCACCAAAAAGCTTATTTCTTAATGCTTGGAGGGACATTTATTTTGTTTATATTATTAACAGTCATGATTGCATCCATTATCTCAGTCATGTACTCCATTGAGATACTGCTAAGTTCTTCCTCTGTTGCATCTGGAACTGCTTCTATCAACACTTTTTTGATTAGTTTCTTAGTCACAGCCATTTGATCTTTTAAAGGTGAGTCTTGTTTGAATTCACCAAATTCTTCTATTTCATCTAGGTCGAAAGGTTTAATATCTATCTCTATCGGTCCTATATTAACTTTTTTCTTCGCTCCCATTAATTGACTTAATTTACTCATTTTTCTTTTCCTCCTGTTCTAACTTCTTTTCCATCCATAAGCTTAATAACTTTTTTATCTTCTGTAACTGGATTGTTCTCCAGTGATTGAACACGATTATCTAATTCTTCCAGCTTAGCCATAATCATTTCTTCACCTGCATTCATTAATCCATCAACGAACCATTTAAGAGCCATACCATAATCACCACAAAAATCTTTGTTAGCTAAATCAATGAATTCTTGTTTCACATCTTTTGGCACTCTAGCGATGTGTATTGATTCATGGTTCTCTTTCAACTTGATTGATAGTTTTTCTAAGCCCTGCATCTTATTAGCACCGTTAATATGTTTCCTATTACTAGTGTTTGACCGTTCAAACTTTTAAAGTCTTCTTTGGTCAAACCACATTTATGAGTTTCAAATTCGTTCCCAAGATATTTTCCTTGAGGAACATAACCATTAGGGGTTGTGAGCAACACATGACTACCAATAGCAGCCTTATTAACCGCTTCTAACGCCTCTTCTCTTGAAAGGTGTTCTAACACATCCCCAAAGAAAACTAGGTCGTAGCCATTATAATTAGCCTCTCTCAAGTCACATTTAAACACCTGATGATAAATGTAATCATGCACAGGTGTAAGATAATCCTCGAACACCTCCACAGCGTTAATCGTAATCATCCAATCACGCTTATGATAACGACCAGGCATAACATCCAAGTACTCACGAAACAATAATCCATACTTACCAAAACCACAACCAACATCTAAGATAGACTTCACACCTAAACCCTTAACAACTCTCACAATGTAAGGGATAGTATTAACCTCACTAGTCGGCATTGACAACCACCGCCTTAGTCGCATCAGTAAATCCATGAGCGATAAACATCTTCATCTTCTTATCATCTTCTTGAGCAACAACTTTATCCCAAGAACAATTCTTATGAGTAATCCTTTTAACATAACAATAAGCTTCATAACCTTTCTCATCAGCTTCAGCGTAATACCACAAGTCTTCACCATTAATAAAAGTTGGGTGAGTTCTGAAATGAACATTTTCAAACACTTTCCTCTTAACCAACAACACCCCGAGAGCAGAAGCATAAACCTTTCTAAGCTGACCTTTATACTTACTAACCCAACTCCAAGAATAATAATTTAAACCATTCTTAGAAGAACCTTGATTCATATTAATATCTCCACTTCTAAAAACACATGGAGGTTGATATTGTCCTTTAGGATAAACCTGCACCACGTACCCTACTTGATCTACGTTGAAAGCTATTAACTCCTCGATAGCATTAACAGGTAAGATAGTGTCTGTATCAACGTGGAAAATGTAATCATAACCCTTATCTACCGCGTATTGACGATACATATCTCTTGAATGTGCTAAGTGTTGTACTATGACCTTCTTAGAAGCATTCCATACATCAAACAACACAACTACACCTTTACTTTGAAGATACCTTGCATACTCATCACTTGTACCTGTATAAACTACTACTACGTCAAAGTTTTTGTAACTCTGATTATTGATGGCTTCAAGCCACTCTTCAAACACATAACTGTGTCTTTCACTTGTTGGTGCTGCTATCAGCACTTTTTTATTCTGTTCCAATTTATCTTTTCCTCCTATTCAAATTAAAAAAATAATAAAAAAATTATCCTCCTGACCAATTACCTACCATTTAGTTGCACTCGTATAACTTGCAAGAGCAGCCATAGAAGCAGTTCCATCAGTAGATTCCATTAAAATCTGGCCATTAGCAGACTTATCAAAAGCAGCCACCTTAAATGTAATAGTGAATTTAAGCGTTCCATCAGTGAAGCTAGGCTTAACACTTGTGATTAAACCATTAGCACCAGTAACCCTCATAGCCGCGTTAGCAGCAGTGATAGCACTCGCAGCATTAGTAACACTTGTATCATCAGTCCAAAGAATAGATATCCTATAACGATTCCTAGTTCTACTATTAGTTATACTTAACGGTTGAGTTGTATCTTCAGTGTGTAATAAGTCAAAGAAACCTTTACCAGTTGTCGCAGCACTAACATCTGCGTTTCCTGCTTCCACAGGGTAACACTCAAGTGTTATCGTTGTATCACTCTCAGGCATAATCTTAGTGACTCTACCACCATTAATTAAAGCCATTCCTTCAATATCTTTTTCGCCTAAATCTAAATCCACTGTCTCAGTTAATGATTGAAACACTATATCAGTTCCACTCTGAGCAGCTATAGAGACTAAGGCTGTTTCCATCCATGCATCTTCATTCGCAGTCATCTTTAATCAACCTCCTTGATTAAACTTTTTTCCTTTTTCTCTTCAACTTTAATCTCTTCCACTTTGAAACATAAATCTTCAGAGGGACAAGTAGTTTCAACACTCTTCCCAGGTTCAACGACAGTTAAGTTTCCTTTATGAGAATCATAGAACTGTCTTTTATCTTTAAACAAATTTTTAACTTTAAACATTTTCTTCACTTTTAATTACCTCCTAAGCAAAAGCCATTTTAACGTGCTTATTAATGATTGGACCTATCTTTTTATCAGCCCTAATCATACCTCTAACTATGAATGGGTGTGGTCGAACAAATATACTTCTATTAGGAATCTTCACACCACTTAAAATAAGCGTTGCTTTCTCACTAATAAAATCATCGCTTGCTTGTTGAGCCCATAACAACAACCTTTTACGAGTAGGCTTCAACGCAACCCAATGAGGCTTCATCGAATCAAGCATGATATAACGATTATTGATGAATAAAGAACCAACTTTACCTTTAGGTCTTTGTCGCCATTGAATCCCTGAACCATAAATCTCTCCAGTGAAAGGACGAATACCTGCATTGAACGCACTATTCTTTAAATCACGAACATAAGTATAACCAATATCTCTGATAGCATTAGGAATCTTACTAGGAACAAGTGTTAATTTACGAAAAAGCTTTTTAACCCTGGTTAAACCTTTAACATCAATTTTTATTGTTGTAACCATTCTAAGCTACCACCTGTTTAAAAGCTTTAAATGATAATAAGAAACTCCTACGATAAACTAATTCGTTGTGTAAAGCTTCAGTTGAAACACTTGTGGCTTCAGGATTAGAGAAAAACATTCCATTACCCTTCAAAGTGTTACGGTGAGTAACAGAGTTAAAGACTTCCATTAGGTCATCGCTGATAGCATCTATGTGAGATAAACCATTACCTTCATCATCATTTGCTCCTCTATCACTAGTAACTACTTCCACCTCACAATCCCACATAACCATACGTTTCTTTCCATCAACTGTTTGAGTATCACTTTGACGAATCATAGTTGCATTAACCACTATGAATGGGTAACCAGCAAAGTTAGTGGCCTTAACATCAGGCTCACGACTATAAACCCATTTACGATACTCAGCACTAGTAGTTGTAGGATCTGCTACATTAGAATTATTATTAATCAAATCTTTTACGTTCTGCCAACTCTGGGAGAACATAGTATTATATTCTACGCTTGAAGCCATCTTTAATCTATCCTCAAATAGTTATGTATTACTAATCTTCACAGACTTGTAATCATTAGTAATATCTTTAATTTCTTGATTTTCAGCAGTTAAAACTGTAGGGTTGAACTCGTTCCGTCCCTGAATCAAAGCTGAATTAACAGTGTCATTTAAAAGCATCTTCTTAGCTTCCAAAATTGTTAGCCTAGTAATATCCACAGGTATAGTGTCATACCCGTACAGATAAGTAAGCCTGAACCTATTAGCCACGTCTTGACGAGCCATTAAAGTTCTTGAATAATCAACCTGGTTAATTATGTAATCACGATATATAAATATTTTTCCACTGTCATCATCCACATCTACTTGAGAGTTATGAGCTAATACGGTCCAAGAAGGACTTGTGCCTTCATCAGTACCACTAACCTCTATGACAGTTGAATGAACCTCATCATCCTCACTATGAACTGCTGCAGTGCTATCACCCACACCTCTAACAACAGTTAATTCATCAGTTGAGATACTGCTAATAGTGATCTTCTCACTTCCAATAACGATGGTTCCAGTAGAGGGGAAGCTGGCACCATCCCCAGATTGAACATCTAGAGTGGTGGCTGCAGCTGTAATATCACTTGCCAAGGTTGAACTCACATCAATAATAGGGTATTCACGTGAATAATAAACCCTGTTCAACTTCCCCTTACTTGGTTGGTATTCCACTGTGTTTTGATAAGCAGGATTAGTAGCAGTCGCATCAATGAAAGTATTGTTAGTATTCTTATCAACTCTCTTCTCAGCACGAGCTAAGACGGTGTTAAAATAAGAATCAGATAAGTCAATACTGATATAACTATACTTAGCAGTCATATCATTAGTTGTGAGTTTAGTCACACCTGCAGTTGTAAGAGTTATTAGACCTGTATCTTTTGTTAGAACGTAATCAGTTGTTTCAACCATCGCCACAGCGTTAGCATAAATAGTGTAACTATCAGCTAAAACGTTTTTTTGGTCTAAATAAAATATTTTGTTACTAGCATCACCAGTACCTACAACTTCATTCGTAGGTGTAGTTCCAGGAGCCCAACTAGGTATATCTTTCTTCACACCTAAACATTGTGATAACTGAGTCGTAGTCGCATAACTAATAGCCATCATATTTCTCCTAACAAATAATGTTTTATGTCTTTAACATCATTATAAGTTAAATCAACTTTTTCTTTTATTGCTCCTTGAACTATTTCTAAATCATTAATTCTTTGATTATGAACAGGTATTATCTCAGTTGCAGAATCAACTTTTGTGTGTAAAGAACCATAGCCATAAACTAAGCTTCCAAACAACGATAGTAAAGTGAATATAGTCACTATTAACGCTAGAGCCCTAGATACATTGTACCCACCGTTTCCATCTCTTCGAATATAAAAATGTTTGTTCATCTTAATGTTTAAGCTAATTAAATAGTTGTTTTAGCTGCAAAACACTTATTTCCTACAACCCACACAACTACGTGATCAGCTGCAGCAGGTGCAAGAGTTTCTAAAGCAGTCTTTGCAAGAACTGTGCTAGTTCCATCAAATGAGACTATTGTTGCAGTCATCTCTTACCTCTAACCTTTTTAGGTCTTCCGCCTCTTTTACCAACTTCTTTAGCCATTATACTAATGTCTTTAGCATCAACTTTCCCATCATTATTAACATCTAAATCTAATTTTTCTTTTTCAACTACAGGTTCAACAGATATATCTCCTGATATTAAACCTGATTCTTTCCAAGCTTTAAAATGTTCTTTATCAGCTTCTTTGATTTCATCTCCTTCTTGATACCATAAAAATTCTTTTATTGCTTTCATCATTAATTCCTCCTATAATTTCCCATACACTATAACACCTATCTTCTTAGATGAAACTCCTGCAGCATGAAAAGATATTGTTCTACCACTAATACTGTAAGAAGTAGAATTAGTTTCTGAACCCATATCTTCTGCTTCAGTTATCTGACACATCTCAGGCTTAGATAACCTACTATCATGAGTGTATTCATCAGTGATTGTTAGAACTAAGTGCTCCTCAGCTTGCTTGTGAGGAAACCTCGTTGTCACGGTTGCGGCAGCCATTATAATTTACCTTGGCATGTAACAGCCATTAATTTATCTGATACGCCATCAGCATATATTGTAACAGTTCGCCCACTTATAGTGTATGAAGGGGAATTAGTTTCAGAAGTCATATCTTCAGCACATGTGATTTGACACATTTCCACCGTTGATAATTTACTCACAAATGTTTCACCATCAGTAACGGTTAATACTACTCTTTCCTCAGCTTGTTTGTGAGGGAATCTACTTGTAACAGTTGCAGCTGTCATTTTTTATCATCTTCTCCTTAGGGTTGTTCCCTAATTTTAACTTTAATAAACATAAAAAAAAATAAAAAAAATTATTGTTTCACTTAACTATGTGAAATTCACTATGTACGCAGTTTCCCAAACGCCACTACCTGCGTGACCTGCATAAGTTATTGTACTGGTACTCCAGGTATTAGCAGAAGTTACTACGTCAGCCCCATCAAGAGTCTCATAAGAGATACCTTCAAGGTCTGCTATGTTTGGCACATAAGTTGATAAGTCCAAGGTATCACCTGTACCTGCAGTAGTTATTCTAACATAAACCAATGCTCTCCTCTTAGAAGTTCCATAAGCTAAAACCATTGGTTGGTCCACGTATGATACTTCAGTTGGTGTTATTGCAGTCATTCTTCATCATCCTCCTTAACTAGTTGCATTACTATGTATTTGAACCATTCTTCTTGGAGCTCGGTTGTATGTAGCGAAATAAGTTTTAATAAACCCTTTCTGACTATCAGCGTCTTTTCCAAGCATTTCTAATGTTGGAGGAACCCAGACAGCTACTCTATGTGTTTCCAAATCGACCAAGAATATATCGTCATCGTTGCAATCTTTATCATAAAATATAGGTACTCCATCAAACTCCATTCGACCTTCAAATCCAAACCTTGCACTTGTAGGTATAAGTCTCTGTGCAGCATCATAAATTCCTTTGATTTTATCATACTGGATTGGACTTACAATGAATACTAAGTTGTTTAAGTCTCCACCTTCTTCGATAGGTTGTCTAATAGCAGTTCTTAAATTAGCAATACTAACATCTGCACTTGCACCATCAATAAATGTATCTCCTGCACTTGCAGGTGATAAAAGATTAGTTGTGCTTCTAGTCAAATTATACAAACTAGTATAAGTTGCACTCTCACAAATGTATTGAAAACCAATTATTCCTGCAGCAGTTTCAGCTCCTACAATTCCGAATAATGCTGCGTTAATAACAGCCATTAAATCATCTGTTGAATCCTTAACTTCTTGAGCGAAAACGTCACCTATTGGACCTCCTCTTGCAGCAGCAATCATGTCTCCATCAACTTCAACACCGACTTGATACTTCTTAAACTTAGTCATGTATTTTAGTCTTCCAACATTACCTGTGCTAACTGCGTTACCTGTATAAGCACGTGCAGTTGTGTTAGCAGCAATCTTAGCAGTGAATTGAACTTGGTTGTTTCCTTTACCACTAAAATCATCTTTCACCAAGATATTCCAAGTATTAGTTTTCTGGTTAAGCAAAGAATATATTACTGGATCAAACACGTCACTTAACTCAGCACCTGATAACAAGTAATCTGTATCACTGTTTTGGTTGGTTGTAATTCCAAGTCCTTTATACTCTAACTTTGTTCCATTAGTAGAAAAGTTTTTGTATTGTCTTGCCTCTGCAACTTTTGTTTCTTTAACGAAACCTTCGCCTGTCAAGCCAAGTTTATCTGAGACTTTTCCAGCCATAGAGAATTGTTTATCAACACTATCTTTTGCTAGTGCTTCTTTGAACTCTGAGATTTCTTTGATTTCTACTTTGTCAGGTGTAACTTTAACTTTTGTTTCGACTTTAACATCTTTTAAAGATTCTTTTAACTCAGTGGTTACTCTCTTAGTAATCTCTTTGTACTCTTTTTCTTTTGCTTCTTTAGCCCTCATATCTTTGAACTCTTTCAGCAAAGCTTTATCATCTGAAGATAGTTTTTCTTCTTCCACAACTGGTTCTGGTGCTGGTGTTGCTTCAGGTTCTTTAACCTCTTCAACTGGCTCTTCAGGAGCCTCTTCTTTTACTTCTTTGTCAGTCATTGTTTTGACCTCCTTGATTTTCAAATTATTGTTTGAACATAAAACTTTTTTGTTAGTAGTGATTTCTTTAATCATGATTGCGTGTTCGTTCATTGGTTGAGCAGCTAAAGTGTAACCTTCTAAGTGTGTTCCTGGTAGTAAAGTCCTGATAAGACCACTATCAATCTCTTTTTCTATCACTGCACCTTCATAGTACCCACTGTCAGAATGAAATCCTGTGTCGAACTCGATTGAGTATGAGTCTAGTAAGCCTTTATCTATCCTGTATGATACGTCTTCAAATGATTCTTTAGTTTTATCTATGAGTGTGTCGGTGTATAAACCGTATTCTCCGTCACTAAGATTATCTACTCTGGCTGAGCCTTTAACTGCTACGCCTGTCACGTGTGGTTCTCGCTCATGATTTACGCTTACCTTGTTTGTTCTTGGGTTGCCTGAATTTATTTCTTCAGCCCAATTAACTAGTGTTTCATAAGCTATCTGATCTTTAACCCATGTTTCTCGTTGGTAATCATACCATCCACTGTCAAGGTGGGTTGTTGCTATGTAGCCTCCTTTTATTAAGTCAGAATCGCTTTCTTTAGTTTCATAACCACTTATCTTTGAGAATAATTTTTCTTTACTTTTAATCACTGGTTTTTTCTTGTTTATGATAGTGTATCACCTACTAAGCAGTATTCATATATGTGTGCAATTATAAATACTTTTCGTTTTTGCTTAAAGCTTTTAAGCAGTGGCTAAGCATCCACCTTGAACTCTTATCCTCTCAGCGTTAGTAATGTTTCTCACCCAACTAAAATTACCTGTACCATTAATCGTGATGTTATTACTACTAACATCTATTAATCCTATCTTACAATTATCACTACATTGATAAACATGATTACCACTTGAATAGGTACAAGTATCAGCTGCAGAACAAACAACTGCTCCTGTCTGAGTATCATTACCAATCACCACGTCAGTAGTGTAATTAGCGAATAACACTAAATCACTAGCACCACTACAAACAGGCACAGTACAATTAACCTGCCAGAAACTACCAGTGTAAGCAAACTGAGGAGTATTACTCTCAGCATTAAAACTACAACTAACCCTCTCACAATTAGTTTGACTAACATTATAAGTCCCACAAGCATCAGCTGTACCAGTACAAGTACTAGCAGTAGCTGTAGAGTCCCCTCTGAAAAGTATAGACATTGTTCCCTGAGATAAATATGTTCCAGTACCACTAGTAGTTCCACTCACTTCTTCTCTCACAGACATAGATATAACGTCTCCTGAAGAAAGATTTAAAGCAAAAGTTCCACTACCAGTAGTTTCATCAACACCACTTTGTCGGTCATAAGTATTACCTATCCTTAACCTTGAGTCATGCACACCATTAATAGAAACTTCGTATTGATTTGCCTGTCTAATAGTTGAACCAGATATTTCAGGTGTTTGGATTGAGAATAAGTAAATACCATTCTGAGCGATAGTTATAAGATGACTATCGGCTGAATGAGTAAAATAAGTAGTATCTTTAACATCTGCGTCTTCATAAGTAATATTTATAGGTGTAGCAGGATTCCAACTAGTACCTGAAACAAGAGTAGTCATATTAGCTTTAAACAAACCAGTGTTAGAACTAAGCTTTCTAACCATAATAGTTGCTTTGTTACTATCAACAGTTACCGCGGTTGAAGCAGCTCCCATTGGACTAATACCTGCAGTTAATACTTCCCCTGCAACGATTTGAACTATTGTAGCAGTGTGAATTGATGCCTGCCAATTTCCTTCATTAGCGTCTCTCCTCATATAACCTGACATTCCTCTCGTGCCAGGCACCTCTGTTCCATCTAACTCTAACCTTACACCTACGGCACTTCTTACAGTTGTAGCTGGTCCTCCAAGAGGAATATTAACTGCTACATAATAGTTACCAGTCTCAGATATAGTTATATTATTTTGCCCTGATGCATCTGAGTGAGTATAATTACTATCTTTGATTTGTTCAGTCCATTCCATGTCATAAGTCCAACTATTAAGTGCTCCTTGGTTTAAATCTGTCGCTGTAGAAGCACTAGTTGATTGTGTTCCTATTCCATAAAATATTTGTTCTGCAACAGGTATTTTTTCTAAGTATAATATTCCTCCTTCTGTCCAAGCAAGTTCTACACTGTCACCACCTTCGTTTCCAACGAATACTTCTAAGTATTCTCCGTCAGTCACATTGAGTAATCCTATATATGTATTAGATGTTTCGTATGCTTGTTGTGTTCCACCATTCCCTCTAGTATAAGAACTCGCTGTGAAACCAATATCTTCTTTAGCCCCATCTATTCTGAACTCAGAATAAATGTTGTATCGGTGATTATTCACACCTGTATAATCTGAGTCATGCACTGGTAAGCTGTAAGTAACCATGTATTGTCCAGTCTCATTAAAATATATTCTGCTTGGTGTACCTACGTTGTAAGTGAAAGTATCTGTGTCGTATGCTTGTGTGCCCCAAACAAATCCGTATAACGTTGTAGGGTTTAAGTCTGCTCCATTAGTCGTAACTGTTCCATTGAACAACCCCCAACCTGTAAAAGATGTTCCCCCGCCACCTGTATAACTACATCCACTATCCCAATCACATCGGGTTTCATTATTATCATAAGTTGAACAAACTGCCGCTGTTCCATTGCAGAACTGAGATATAGTTGTGTTAATCGTTGGACAAGTAGTTCCTCCAATAGTTGTATTCAAATGTTCGACATTAGTTGTTAAATTAACATTATCTTTTGCAAAAGTGAAATTCACCGATAAAGAATTCCCTTCAGCAGTTGAAACAGTGCTAATGCTTGAAGGCTCAAAAACATTTAAAGAATAATTAATCTTAAACTCATCACTTAAAGGAAGAAAATCAGTGTTATTACCACAATTAACTCCTACAGTACAATTAGTTCTAGTCTCAACATCATAAGGAAAATCACAGAACCCATCAGTGTTACTATCAGTACAATTATCAGAGTAACCATTACTAAGATTATTAGTCCAATAATTCCCTCCAATATGAGTTCCATTAGAAACAATTCTTTGACCTAATTGTTTAGAAGTATTCCAATAATTCTTAGAAACATCAGTGTAACTGCATTCATCAAAAAAATATATTCCTTGACAATAAAAGTCATCTGCACAGGAACTTGAAGTTGTACCTGTGCAACTATCATTACCAATATTATAAGTACAACCTGCATAATCCTCGCATATAGAAGCATCACCCTCAGCAGTATTCCAATATTCTCCGAGTTCAAAACAACTAGTAATGGTGCCAATACAACCATAAGTACATTCGCTCAGAGAACTTATTTCAAAACAATCTAAGTCATCGCTTGCACAAATAGCAGAAGAAGTTCCTGTGCAACTATCATTACCAATATTATAAGTACAACCTGCATAATCCTCGCATATAGAAGCATCACCCTCAGCAGTATTCCAATATTCTCCGAGTTCAAAACAACTAGTAACAGTTCCAGAACAGGCAGGACCAGTTATAACTACTTCTACAAGTCTATTATTATAATAAGTATCATTCTCTGCACCCACTAATTCACATGAAATAAGTATTGAATCAGATTCATTAATGAAATTATTCCTAAAAATATTTTGGTTTGCATTAACAAACATATTTGTAAAAGTAATATAGGCAAAATTCCCTTGATTAATAAGAAATTTTTGTATAATAATATTTTCAATTATAGAAGTGAAACCTGCAAAAATCCCTCCAAATTTGCTACTTAAAACATTAGAATTCTTAAAAGTAATATTACTAACAAAAGATTCTGATTCAACAGCAATATAATTTCCCACATTGATGAATGTTATGTTTTCAATAATTGCATTATCAGTTAAATCAGCTAAAACTATCACCGTACCTTTATTATCTCCTGCACCAGTAATATTAATATTAGTAATATTAATATCCTTGAATGAACCTGATAAAAATGCTCCGGTAATATTATTTAAAGCACAATTTTTAATAGTAACATTTTTGTGAGCCACACTATCAAATAAATTAAAAGTAGTCAAAGTTCCAGAACCAGTAATTGAATCGATTGTGAATCCTTTACAATCAAACACAGTGTTATTAGCTTTGAACTCAAAACAATTATTAGTAGTATAATCATTAATGTTACCAGTTAAATTATAAACCCCGGAATCATTAATAACTGCGCAAGCACTCAGAACAGGGTCAATCTCAAATCCCAGAACAGATACATTAAACTTTTCTTGAAAATTCATAGGAGCTTTAAAATCAATAGTGAAATTATTATATCCAAAAACTAAATCTTTCTTTTTATCCACAACAACTTTCTCACTATTATAAGAAACATTTTTAATTTTATCTTTAGTTTTAAATATTGGTTTCAAAGAAGTTTTATCATAAGAAGCTTTCTTAACATTTTTATAATCCACTCTCACAGCTAAACTACAATCTCTATCACCTGAAGAAACATTGTTAACCACACAAACAGGGTTATAATCAACGTAGATATCATAATCTTTGCTAGTACCAAAATATATTGGTTTAAGATAAGTATCATTACGCTCTGAAGTAATATTAATATAAATTAATTTCGTACTCATTTCATCATTAAGAAAGATTGCAGGGTCATAACTCATATTACCTATAAAAACTTTTGTTCGAAGTTGTAACACTCCATTACCAAATCGTTCCACTCTAACAGTTCTATCAAGTTCCTTCCTCCAATCAACAGTTATACCAAAATCTATAGTTGCAGAAAGATTCTTAACATTCTTATCTAAATAAACCACTTTGTTATCTAAAGAGTCCATGTCGCTGTATCTCCAAGTAAAATAAGTTTTAGTAGAACTATCAAAAGGAACAAATTCAAAGTTCTCTTTTTCAACTGATTCAGCAATGTCAAAATAACGAGTTAAAACTCCTTGACTATAACAAATACTCTGCTTAACATAAACATACTCTCCTTCTTCATAATAACTGAGATTAGAATATTTTCCGAAGTCACACTTAGAACTCTTATACATCTTCTTATAAGAACCACTCTTCAAATAAAAAGGACGTATCTCATCTGTGAAAGCTAAAGAACTATTAACATAATTCTTAAAAATACCTTGCTTGTATTTAGCAACTGTATCATTATTTACTTGTAATTCAAAACTTTCAGAGGTTAAATAAAGAGTTGTACCAGTACTAAGAACAATTATTATTATCCCTATAATAGTTTTCCAAGGCCATTTCATTAATTACATACCTCTATAATCGTTCCCCCATCTGGACTCTCTATTATCGTACAAGTAGAATTATCGTTTATTTCTCCACCATCATTAAAAGTAATATCTAAAAATACTACTGCATCAGTGCTTTCTACGTCTTGATTCATATTAAATAATTCATTATCACCTTCACCAGTGTTAAGAGTATCAGCGTCAAGAGTTCCACTAGTAAAAACATAGTTACCAGCAGCAAAAGTTCCTGCTGTTACTTCACTTGCAGGATGAGTATGACCACCACCACAAACATCACCTGTACATTGACCACTAGCATCAAGAGTGTTATCACAGTCGAGTTGTGTGCCTGTACTTTCATAGTTACAAAGGTTTTCGTCTGTAAGTGTTCCTTCATCGAAACTAAACTCTGTTCCAGTTAATTGTAATAAAGTTCCACCTGCAGTATAAGTAGTATCTGTGTCTCTAGCGTCAATAGTAGTGTTTAACTTTGCTTCATTAAAAGTTAAAACATCAGAGGCATCTGAAAACCATAACGCTTGAAATGAACTAACACTAGCCCAAAGAGTAGCAATACTAGCAGTGCCAGTTAAAGCACCAATAAAAGTGTTAGCAGTAGCGATATCTATAGCTGTGATGTTACCAGTGTTTAAATCAATGTTACCACCAACAATGCTCAACTTTTCATCAGGAGTAGAGTCACCTATACCGAGTTTTTGAGTGCTACCCTCCATGTGAAGCATATTAGCATCATCAGTAGTTGTAATAGAAAAGTCTCCTGCTGCCATTACGAACTGAACGTGAGCTGCACTAGTCTCAGGATTAATACTCATAGTACTATCATCTTGTGTGAAATCAGTGTAATAAGCACCGCTATCATCATAAATTCTTAGAGTGCCAGTTCCACTTCCACTTGCATCATTCTTACCAATCTGAACGATAGTGTTTGCTTCCTCACTTTTAAGTATGAGTATTCCATCAGTCCAATTAACCAATATGTTAGTTCCATCTAACCTGAACTTCATCGAGTCACTGTTATCAGCCAAATCAAATTCTGCATGAGTCACATCACTAGAAATGTTAAGAGCTTGATCAAAGTAATCAGAATAAGTAAAAGAACTACTCCTAGCATCAATCGTAGCATTTAATTTAGTATCATTAAAAGTTATATTTCCTGCACTAGTAATTGGACCTCCAACTAAATATGCATCAGGCGTTCCAATGCTTGTAACTGTTCCACCACCAGCAGGAGCAAGACAATCACCAAAAATACCACTAATATTAGTCGAAGCATTTTGTAATAACTCTGTTCCACTACAAGTCTTAGAACCAGTTCCAGCCTTTGAAGCATTAACACCATCAACTTTTGTGTCAAGAGTAGAAATCTGTGTTCCTTGAGTGCCATTATTAGTATTCTCAGTAGAATTAACTATTTCTATTCTAGCAAGGTTTTCATCAGTCTCACCAGCAAGAGTATTGTTATCAGCAATCTGAGAAGCATTAACTATTTCTATTCTAACAAGGTTTTCATCAGTCTCACCAGCAAGAGTATTGTTATTCGCTAACTGTAACGCCACCTCAGTAGATATCTGAGTTCCTTGAGTATTATTATCAGTTGTAGCAACACTAGAAGCACCTGTTAAAGAACCAATAAAAGTATTGGCAGTAATATTAAAACCTGTTCCATCAAGGTCTCCTTCAAGATTAATGGAAACTAAGTTTGTAGTAGATATGTTTCCTGTAACCAATAAATTTCCGTCGCTAGGACTCTGAACAGCTGTAACAGTTCCAGTTCCAGTATTACCATCTGCTACAACATCATCAAAATGAGAAAATACTTTGTCACCTATACCTGTATTTATACCATAATTATTAGTAAAGCCAATAATTTCTATTGCGTTAGCAGTCGTATGGACTTCACCATTATTTCCTGATGTATCAATGTAAATACCGTAAGCTGTTCCACCACCTAAACTTTCCAAATGAATATGATTTGATTGATAATATTTTTCTGCACCTGCACCATGTAAATATAAAAATCCACAAAGACCAGAATAACCTGCATCATTTAAACTTATATGAACAATAGAATTTATCATATGACTTTCTGTTATAGTTCCAGCTATTGCTTCGTTTATTCCCACAACTGTATCATCAACATCATCCACGTCGAAATCAAATTCACTATCTAAAATATCATAATTCATAGTTCCAGCAAAATCTATGATGTAATGAGTATTTGTTCCACTTGCATTCCCATCAAAGTTATAAACTAATTTACTATTTTTTATCCTAAAAGTCCCACCATTATCATCTATGAGTGTTCCAACATCCCCTGCGTCTGTATTAGTTAAACTTAAAATAGTATTCCAAGCAGAATGTCTTCCTGTACTATCAGGAGAAGTTATTAAATCAAGCCCTGTAGTTGTAGTGGTGTGTTTCACTGTTAAATCTATTATTTGAGCTTCATCACCTGCATCAGAAGCAAATGTAATTGTTCCATCTATAATTACGTCTCCTCTTTTACCAACACCATCTAAAGAAACAAAGTCTTCCATCGTAATGTTTTCTGTGTAAGTTCCAGGATAAATTTGTATTACGTAAGGTTTATTCGCAGCATTATCAGAAATACTATTTATTGCTCCTTGAATAGTACTGTAATCTCCACCACTCTTAGCTACGACGAAGCTGTTTTCATAAACATTTTCTAAACCACTATAATTAAGGTTTAAAGCTCCAGTCATAGTATCACCAGACTTATTAACGAAGTCAAGTATAGCTGAGTCAAGAATATCAATTTGATCTCCTTGAGTAACGTTATCAGCAGAAGTATTAGTTATAACAGAAGAGATGATAGTATTAATCTCAGATTTAAGATAAAATAATGTGTTAAGCCAAGTATTATTAATAGATGCAACCAAGCCATTCAAAAACTGAGTTTTATTCCAACTAGACTTAGAATCAAAATTAATATAAGAAGCATTACCCTTAGATTCATTCCAAGAAATATTACTACCAGAAATAATTATCCAATCATCAACACTAGTCATAGTAGCAGAAACATTAGTTAATCCACTCCCATCACCAATAAAGTAATCAGCGTAAATATAATCAGCAGAAATATTGTTACCAGAAAAATTACTACCAACATAATAATCAAGTTTTTGAGTCCAAGGATTCCAAACAGTGTTAAACTCAAGAGCATAAGTAATAGGAACTAACAAAAACAGTAAAACCCACATTGAAATGATTAACTTTCTCAATTTCTTAAATCCTCCTAACTATAACTATAAGTAGCACGCTCATCCCACTCCTTATTAAAAGTAGTGTTACCCTCAGCCCACTGAATATCAGTTAAGAAACTACCACTATAAGTATGCTTCCTAATACGCCAAACCAACTCACCCTTATCAGAACCAGGAACCGCCTCTCCAACGTATATAGCCTTACCCTGAGAATCATTCTCCACAACCATCGTATAACCAAATATGCTGAATAAATCACTCATAATTGAAATACGTTGTTAGACAAATTCATCAACAACGCCCTCTTCTGATTTAAAACCTCGTTAGTAATAGTAGTCTTATAAACAAAGTCAGATGACTTATACACAAAAGTCGTCTTCTTATCATTACTACGCATAAAAATTTTCGGAGGATTATTATTAAACCCCTTATCAGTCGCATAGAACTTCACGAAATCCTTGAAATCAACTTTTAAAGCGTCAATACCAATGATGTCTTCCTTATAATCACTTTCCGCTTCAGAAGTGAGTTCTGTGACCACTTCAGCTTTAGGCGGAGGCACAACCTCAGGTTTAACAACTGGTTTCTCTTCAACCAACTTCTGAGACTTCTCTTTACCCACACCAGTAGGTTTACCACGACTATTATTAGTAGCTGTTTGCTCAGCCTTCTTACGCTTAGAAACATTAGCTTTTTCAGTTGTATCATTCACATCAGCGTTAGATAAATCATCTTGCTGATTAATAGGATTATCCATGCTAAGAGGATCTTCTAATGGTTCAAGGTCTTCCACGTCTTCAGAGTTAATGTTTAACAACTTCATACGCTTATCCTTATTCAACTTCACCCCACTCTTAGACAAAATGTTATCAACATTTAAAATGTTGTTGTACTTCAAATTAAGAGCAGTTTCTACTTGTACGTCTTGTTGAACATAAGAATTCTCAAAGACGATTTTAACGCCGAAATAAGGGATCCATAACTGAGTATTCATAATCTCAGAGAACACCTCTTGAGCAAACTCGATGTTACGCCAATAACCCTTCTCAGAATTACCACCAGTATCATCCTTCGTGTTAGCCCCACCCACTATGAACGGAATACTACTCCTTGGAACTTCCCACTGCATAGCCAACAAACCAGTTATGTAAAGGCCTGAGTCCATGAACTGCATCTTATCTAATTGCTGCAACTCTTTAATATCCAAGTCACCAGTGAATAACAAGTTCCCATGCTTATTCTCCACGACCTTGTACTTCTGCAAAGTCTCCTCAATCCTAGTATAAGCAGGATCACCCACCTTACCATTCTTCAAGATGAAAGCCATGTCAGGAGCCCCACCATTATTATAATAAGCCAACTGATTCTGCCACATTTGACGTAATAACTCTAATTGAACCAAGATAGACTCCACAGGTGTGAAACCATTAATCTTACCGTCCAAGTCCATGAATGAGAAACGAACAATTTCATTAGTGCTAAACTTCTCACGATTCATACCCACTACTTGAAAGTACTCTAACACATCGTATTGGTCGTGGATAATCTCCATCGTGCTAGATGCAACGTAACGATACTTACGAGGCTTCAAAACATCCTCATCAAACCCCTCACCAGGAGTGAAACCTATCTGAGCCTTTAAACCCTCTAAGATTTTAGAACTAACAATTTTTTGTTCAGACCGATTCAAAGACATTTCCTTACGAATAAGCTTCTGAACCTCTTTCTCAACGACCTCATCCTTGACTTTTCCAAGCCAACCATAACCCTCACCAGTAATCAACACGTCTTGAGCCTGAGATAACATAACCCTCTTCAAACCAACCATGGATGCGAACCGCTCTGCAGCCATCAACTTATTACGACCACTCGTATTAGGAGCAACGTTTTCGAAGTGATAACGATAAACAATATCCTTCGAAACTTTAGACGTAAGAGCCATTAACTCAGGCGTAGCCTTAGCCCAACGCATCAAAGACATCTTCTTACGAACCTGCCCGAAAGCAGAGAAATAATTAGCGAAAGTCTTAGTGATAGTGTTAAGCATCGGAAGATGCTTATTCTTGTCTTGAGTCGGATCAGTTGTAACCTGATTAAATAGTTGTGAAAGATAACCAGTCATATTAATTGCCTCTCGTTAGTGAAATCATTTTATTGCATGCCTTGTTTCTTTAATGATGTCAAGCCAAAACCATCGCATCAAACCAAAACAAATAATCATAACTATAGAATACCCAAAACCCTTATAACCAAGTAAGGAAAGCCTAATGATTTCAGCTACAAAACCATACTGTAAAACATCCAAACACCAAGTCTTAAAAACCCTGTAAGGATTCAAAGGACTTTCAATCTGCACGAATAACTGATGAGTATTCTTAACCCTATTAAGAGGACTCTTCAGCAATTGATAAGCTTTATGACACAACGCATATAAATATTTTTTCATTTTTGAAACCTCATCCTAGATAAGAAGGAATATCCACCTTTTTAAAAACCCTTTTAAAACGATTCTTAATCATTAAAAGCTCAAAATCCTTTTTAGTGTAACCAGCTGCAACTAAACCAGCCTTCATACGCTCCTCCTCCGTTAATAACTCGAAGTAAGCGTTCTCCTTCAACGCATGCTCCATCGACAACAACTCATTGTTGAAAGGCTGACCATACCACAACATAGAAATGTTTTGTGGCTTAGCAGCTAACTGCCGACGAATCTCTTTTAACTCAGCCCCAGTGTACAAACGAGTCAAGAATTGACGCTTATAACTACGCTGCAACTTCAAAAACTCTTGTAAACCCATGTGTTCATCAGATGACAACACCTTATCATTAACCCCTACTTTTTTAACACTCTTAACTCCTTTCAAACTCTTCTTATCCATTTAAACCGCCTCCAACTATATTATTTTGATACTATAAGGAATGTAATCAGGATCATCAGCCAAATGAATGAACCCAGCAGTCGCATCCATGCAATCATCAGGAATCTTCTTCAACTTAGCATCCTTAGCAGCTCCACCACTAGCACTCTTACTAGCAGCGTTAATCAACAAGTACCCACGAGCACTCTTAGTCACAATCAACGTGGAAGCCTGAGCAACCCAATCATCACACTTAACCCTGTGTAAAAGTCCTTTCTCCATGAAATACTTGAACCGCTGATAATAACCAGACTTATTAGGCCCAGCAAAGTTTATGTCCAAAGCATAAATCTTCATCGCCTCAAACAAAGCCCTCATACCCTCATTACCAGTGATATCATAACCAAAGATTGGTTGAACCCCTTCAGTCTGCCACTCAGACAAATAATCTTTTACCGGCTTCTCAAAGTGCCAACCATCACCCTCATCCACATCCACTCCAGCAACCCGACTAATAGGATAACCAACAGGATAAACCTTTATTATAGGTATGAACGCCTCCATTAACTCGTTCAACTCCCAATCCTGATGCTTCTCAACAAAACCACCTATTAACACGCACTGATCATGCTTAGCACCCACATCCAAGAAGAAGAACGGTTGCTTACCAACCATTTTTAACTCAGACAAATCCTCATCCAAACTACCATCAATCTCAGAACGAGAAAAATACCCTCTCGCAGGAGCAGTGAAAACACCTGCGACAGTCGAATCAAACTCCTCCTGCGTAAGCTTAGCCTTAAGCTTATCATACTCTTCCACAGTGTTAGTAGGACAATCCAAGAAGTTAAAGTTGTAACGATTATAATCCTCATCACCCCACAACTCCCAATAAATCCCCTGACGACCATTAGGATTACTAAAAGTCATAATCTGACCTTTAGTAGTATAAGTCCGAGGCTGAGCAATCTGGAAATGGAAGTAATGACCATTATCATAGAACGCCAACTCATCCTCCAACAACAAATCAGCAGGGTAACCAAGAGCAGCCTCAGTAGCAGGAACACAGATAATCCTAGACTGAGACAACTCTAAACCATTAGAATCATAATGCTTAAAATAAATCTCAGTCTTATTCTCAGAATCACCAATCTGAGCCTTATAATCCAACACCGAAGACTGTAATAAACGCTTAATCTCACGTAACAAGTCTTTTGACTGAGGCATAGTCTTAGAAGTCATCAAAACAGTTTTACCAGGGTTCAACAAAGCAAAATGTAACGCCTTACAACAAAGAGTCACCGACTTACCAATCTGATTAGCCGCAGCGAAGATAATCTTCTTATGAACATCGTTAATGATGATATCCTGATAAGTGTAAAGACGCATAGCACCCCCATCCTTATTCTTAAAGAAAGCATACATGTAAATAGTCGGATCTTTCAACAAAGAATAAACTTCTCGCTCACAACCTTCCTTATCAAATAATTCTTCTCTTATAACTCTGTCCCAAGCGTTAAACTTATCATTAGTTGATTGAACCATTTCAGGCGTAATCTTATTAACTAAATGATGAACCATTATTTTTTCCCTTTAAAATCCTCAACATCCAAAATCTCATCAGAAGCAAACTCCTTAATCTTAGAAGCAATATGAGCATGAGAAACCTTATGCAAATGAAGAGAAACAGACTTATCACCAAACAAAGACTTCTGAATAGAATCCAACAAAGAATTATAAAGATGAACCCAACGACGAGTATAATCAGACAAATAACCCTTATCAGCCAACTCACGAGTAATACCAGCATCCAAAAACAACTTCACCTTAGCAGCTAACTGCTTCTGAGCATTAACAGGCAAAGACAAATCCTTCTCCAAACAAGCCAACTTCTCCTCAGACAAAACAATCGCCTTATCAGACCTAACCGAAACATCCCCATCAACCCCATCCAACTCATCAACCGTAATCTCATCCATGAAACTCAATCCTCCGAACACCCTTAACCTCAAAAAACAATTCATCACCCTTAACCAAACAAGCCCTTTCAACCGCTTCAACAGGAATATAAACCAAGAAAACACAAGTACCATTACTACGTCTAATACACTGAAGCTTACCCATAAAACAACAACCCACTAATCGTCATCCTCTTCCTCATAAAGGAAGCCATCACCATCAATCGACCAAAACATATCACAAAACACTAAAGTATATACTCATATATAAATATATCGGAAAAAAAACACACAAAGAAAGTATATAACACACAAAAACACAAAAAAAAATAAATGTGAAGTAGTCTCTTATAACTGTACTATGTTTTTTTCTCCTCTACCCCCTAATAGTTGTTGTCTTTGCTTAAAACCTTTTGGCAGTGTTAGTATCTTTGTGTGTTTTGCTTGCAGTATTATGATCTTTGGTTGTGATTGTTATAATCACTACTGTATATGTGTGATGTGTACTTATACAGTAGTATATTTCTGTATCTCGCTTATGTAACACACTATATATATATAGCTAACCATAACTAACATTATAACTTGTCTTCCATAGTAGGGTTACAGAGTGTTAGTACTTATTAGTAGTATTTGTGTTTTTGTGTGTGGCTGTGTGTTTGTTGTTTCTTTGTGTTTCTTTGTTTCTTTGTTTTTGTCACTTTTACTTACTAGTAGTAACTTTTTTTTTGTTTATATGTGTGTTTTATCACCATAGTATTTATATAGTAGTAATCACATTATAGTGATTATGGTAGTTTTTCGTAAGGATCTAGGCTTGCAAGAGCCTTTATTATCTGTTAGTGATTTAGGTAGTCTTTGCTCTAAGAAGGCTTGTAGTGAGGTTTATTTAGCTTTGTTCTTCTGTGATCTTGCTACGTTCATATTTTTTTATGGTTGTTCTGGTTTGGTTTGGTCTATGCCTAGAAAGTTTAATAAGACTACTGTAGGAGGTTATAAATAAAATGAATCAAGAATTAAAAACTTATTTGTTAGAGAATCATTATAATGATTATGCTTTGATTTACGAAGATGTCGCTGGTAACATTAAATATACTGTTGCTTCTTTTAAAGAATCTTTGCTTAAGCAATATTATTGGTTATTAAAGCAAAGGTCTTTGCCTTTTACTTGTTTTATAGTGTTAGTTCATAATGATACTTTAGGAGGTTATAAATGAATTTAAACGAAAGTAAACTATATTATAAATTAAGACAACATAAATTTAATTTAAAAAATAATTGTAATAGGGGAGAACAACAAAGCTTTAATTTAAGTATTAAAGAAATATATTTATTAATGTATTTAATAGAAAATAATACAATAACAAATATAAATAATTTTAAGGAGGTTTAAAAATGAATAATAAAAAAGAATTTTGAGGATGCTTTAGAAACTTTAAAAATGGATTATGGTTTAAATTATGATAAAACCAAAATCAGAGGTTAAAAAATGGATCAAGAAAGAAAAAACGAATTGATGCAAGAAGAGCGCGACGAAATAAGGCGGGAACCTTTACATATTTGGATTTCAGAAAACCGGTCCAGCTTAGAAGCGGAATTTATTAAACTTGTTAGCGACGAATTTATGGTTTTCGCGGAAAAGGTTTATAGGTTTATAGTGAGGTTGAAAAATGAACATAACACAAGAACAAATAAACGCTTTAAATAAAAGGTTGCTTAAAAAATTAAACGAGGTATAAAATGGTTGAATTTAAGAATCTGCGAATAGCAGTAATAAAAAAACATAGTGAAGCGTTCAGAAGTAACATTAATAAGATGAACGATGATTTAGTTAAGTGTTTAGAGTGGGAAGGAAAGCAGTATAAAGGAACTGCTGACCAACAAAAAACTAAGTTGATTAAACACTTTGAGAAATGCCAAGATAAAAGGATTAGTGAAGATCTGGCTCAAATAGACTTAGTTGAAAAAGCCGATGATTTCGGTAAAGGTCGAGAGTTAATAATCACTGTTGAGTGGAAGAAATCTTATATGGGGGGTATGAATCCTACTGCTTCTACTAATTATGGTTTTGTTGGTTCTTCGATTGGTGGTTGTGGTTATTGTAAGCTTTCTACTGCTACGGCTGAAGCTTTGAATAGTGATTTATCTGTTTTGAAGTTGTTGTATTCTAAGAAGAATAAAAGTATAAACAAAGATAATCGTACTTTACTTGGTTATGGTTCTGGCGATGGTTTAATCCCTCATTTTGAGGGTGGTGTGGGTGTTAGTTCTCACGAAGGTATTTGTCTAGGTGTAGGTTTAAAAATGCGTTGTGTGTCTGATACTAATACTATTAAGCCTGTCACGTTAAACTATAAAATAAATGTTTATATTGTTTCTTTAAAATAAATGTTTATATTGTTTCAAAGCAATAATTAATTTATATTTTTTTTTGTTATATTTTTTTATTAGTATTTGTTAGGAGGTTTAAAGGTTAAAATGGTTTCATTAAAGGGTTTGTCTAAGAAGGAGTTAGTTTTAAAGTTGGTTAGTTCTAAGGGTTGTATTAGTTATCAAAGTAATTTGATTTATGATTATAGGGGTGAGGTTCGTTTGTTGCTTATGCGTTTGCGTTTGGCTAATAAAAAAGTTAAGTTTTTGGAATCTAAGTTTAAGGATAAAATTGTTTATTCTAAGATTAAAAGGTTTAGAGGAGGTTTGAAGGATGTTTAAAACTTTTAAAGATAGGAATGCTTTAGGTGAGTTTGAAACGGTTGTTTTCTTAGGTTTGAGGGGGTGTTTATGATGGCTTCTTCTATTTTTAATGATTGTTTTGGGGATTTGAGTGAAGAAGATCAACATAAATTGAAGCTTCAGTTAAATGGTGTTATTGATATAATTAATAAAGATTGTAAGCACCTATTAGAAAAGGAGGAGGTTTGAAGGATGTTTAAGACTTTTAAGGATCGTAATAGTGTTGGCTTGGTTGAAACGGTTGTTTTAGTTAAACTGTTTAAGGAGTTGATGTTAATATGAGTATGTCAATGGATGAATCAAGAAATAAGTGTCATGGTCAAAGTGGCTGTGATTGCTGCATTTTTTTTATAGGTATGGAAATGGTTGATGAAGAATTATCGAGGTTAAAAAATTGAGTAACATTTTTTTGTTGTTGAAGGGAGGGGTTTTGAAGCATACTTTTAGTCTTAAGAAGCGTGACAACCTAATCTTTAATGGTTGGGTTTGGGTTGCGTTTGTTAATGGTAAGTATGCGAGGGTTTATTATACTAATAAGAATAATAAGTGAGGTGTAAAATGAGAATTTATGAAGAATTTGAGGTTTGGGTATATATTGTTATAGCATTGGTTTTAGGATTTTTCCTTGCTGTTGGAGTGGTAAAATGAAGATTAAACAATTGTTTCAAGGGGAGAGAGTAGCAGGCTTATTGGGTACGACTAATTGTGGTAAGACTAATAACTTAGTACATTTAATTCTTGATTTTCGTAGGTATTCTCAGTCTCAGATTGTGGTTTATGGTTTTAATGATAAAGTGTCGGCTTTCTTGGTTGAGAAGGCTGGCGTCGTGGTGGTTGCTAGTCTTAGGGAGTTGTCTTTGATCCGTGATTCTTTGATTGTTATGGATGAGTTTCAAAGGCTTCGGATTGGTGATCGTCGTTATCGTGAGTTGACGGATGAGTTCTTTGATTTCATTTATCATAATAATAATTGGGTTTTGTTGTGTTCTCCTAACATGGCTTGTTTTACTAAGGATGTTTGTCGTAAGGTTGATGTGTTTTGTTTTAAGGAGGTTTATCTTCCTGATTTGGTTAATGGTTCTGATGCTAAGGTTAAGCTTGATGGTTATGCTGGTTCTCGTATGGTTCTTGATCGTTTGGTTGTTGGTAAGGGTGAGATATTGGTTTTAGGTGTTGTGTGTTTGTTTGTTAGTTGTGATTATGTTGAGGAGGTGGATTTTAAGCTTGGTAATCTCGACATTTTTTGTCAGAGTAAATTGTCTAAGAAAAAGGTCAAAGAAAAGGATGAGAGAGGGATTTCATAGTGGTTTTCCAAAAGTTTGTTTATGGTCGTTATAAGCTTGAAGTAGTGGCTTTGAGGCGTAAGTTGGATGAGAAGAATTGTCGTATGCGTTATTATGAATCTAAGTATCGTGAGTGGGAGTTTCAAAGGGATTATGTTCAGAGTCGGATTCAGTATTATCTTGATTTGGCTTTGCTTGAGAAGGGAGGTAAAATGAATGGGAAGATATAAGAATAGGTTAGTTGAGTTCATAGAAAGTAATGAGTGTGAGTTAATGGGTGAGTTCATTGAGCAGTATCATAGTGATAGTTTTCACGAGTTCTGCGTTGATAGTTTTGATGGACAAGAGCAAAGTCGTGCTGACGCTTTATATGATTCTATGAAAGAAGAAGGTATAACTCCTTCTAAACAATAAATAATTAATTTTTTTTTCTATTTCTATAATACTTTAAAGCTATAATATTTTAATAGATTCTTTCTATAAATAAATACTACCTTCACTTTTATGTGATTCTTTGTATTGGTTTAGTTTATATAGTCTGTTAATCTTTACTTTGTTTATGACAGAAAAAATTGTTCAAAAGGTTAATCTGGGTTTAGAACTCGTAGAGAATTACAACAAAGTTAAAATTGATTTCTTAGAAGCAGTTATTGAAGCTGATAATGAGGAGGAGGTTAAGGGTAAGATTCGAACTGTGTTCTCTACTATTCGTGAGGAAGTAGCGATTCAGTTTTTGGCTATTAAGCTTGATAAAGAGCGTTCTTTGGAAGGATCAAAGTGAGTAGTTCTAAGGTTTTCGGTGAGAACTTGTTGTATTGGGGTTTAGTAGTTGTCTCTTTCGGGTTGTTTTTGTGTTTGAGGGTTTTGATTACTGTGGCTGTTCGTGAGGCTTTGAAAGAGTTGAAAGAGAAATGAGGTAAATTAGAATGATTTATAATTCTGAATGGTTAAAACTAAAAAAAGCCGAACTAAGAAAAGTGAGGAAGAAAATCAAATCCTTAAAAGAATACGAAGAAAACTCAAAATGCTGATAATAAAAAGGTTTTGTTATGGATGCAACCAAAAACTACCAGTGAGTAACTTGTTCTACAAACAAATAACTTATGAGAACAAAGCAGGCACAAAGTTGTTAAAGGCGAAGAAAAGTTTTTGTAATGAATGCACCCCTAACAATTACGAAGCATACCACTTATACGACTCGAAAGGATTCGAGTCATGCTTAGGTGAGAGTATCAGGGAGAAACTATTATACTTCCAAGCTATGATGAGTCGAGAGTTCGAATTCGAAGTTAATCCTAAGAGAGGAAGAAAAAAAGTTTATAAGGGGGTGGAATTAGATGGTCGTAAAAGACAGAGTGAAGGTTACCAGAGCCGATATGAAGGTTAAAGCACAAGATTGTAATAATTGTCTTGATTGGTTACCTGTGTGTAGTGCTAGTTGTTGTCGGTTCTTCGTGGTGGATAAGGTTTTACCTCACAAAGTATTATTTGACAGGGTTATTGTTAGTTCAAATTTATCTTTTGATTTAATACGTTATTTTCGTCTTCATGGGTGTAAGTATGTTCGTGGTAAGCTTATCATTCCTTATAAAGTTGGGGAGTTGGTTTTTAAGGGTGAGAAATTGTTTTTTTTCAAGGTTTGTACTCAATTATCTTCTGCTGGTCTTTGTGGTTTGCACGCTGATGGTTTGAAGCCTTTTGCTTGTTATGGTTATTCTGAATTGACTGGTTTGTGTAAAGGGGATTTTGAGGTGTTTGTGCCTGATCTTTGTTTGGCGAGGTTTAAGAAGAATGATTGATGAAGAAATGGTTTATGTGTGGTTAGTGGTAGGGTTATTTATTGGTTTCTTCGTTGCATTAATGTTTTTTCGTAGTCCTAATTGTAGCGTGGATTTATTGTTGTTAGAGGAGCAGTTGGAGTTGTATAATCTTCATCCTGAGGAGTTGCCTTTAGGTGTTTCTTTGACTACTGATTTGCAGGAGTTTTATTATATTTATCAACAGTACCCTTATGTTAAGAGTTTTGTTAAGGATTCGTTGTTGGATTTGGTGAGCTGCAAATGAAAGATACTAGTCAAGGAAACATCAAACACAAAATCCTACACAACACAGCAGTGAATATAATCTATAAAAGCAAGTTCTACTTTAACGTGATGATGGAAGAAGTAGGTTACCTAACAAATAAACTGCCTGAGATTGCAGGAGCCTTAATCATACTTGACAAATTAGGAGTTATTGTGCCTGCTAGTTGGATTGTGCCTTTGTGTATTGGTGGGTATGTTTCACTCGTGTGTATTGGTTGGGTTTGGAAGAGGGTTGGTTTATATGATACTGCTCGTTACATTGAGGCTCATAGACACCCAGTACAAGATGAATTGTTGCGTGCTGCTAGGACTATTGAGAGATGTTTTGGAGGAAAGAAAAAATGAGTATGTGGATAATCGACTTCATAAAATGCTGCAAGAAAGGAAGACACGTAAAAAAAAAGTATAGTAAAGAAGAACTAAAAGATAACCGAGAAACCCAATGGAACATCTACGGGATAAAAGAAATCGGAGAAGGAAAAAAGCTCTACGTAAGAGTACATTACTACTTCAAAATGAAGTTTTTATACCCACTAATATTCATAGCAAAAACTATTTATAAGAACGATCTTGACAGTCCAATAACCAATAGCGAGTATGATGCTAACATGCGTATCTTCAGTGATTCGTATGATGAAACAGTTCTTAACTGGCATAAATGGTTTATCCCTAATAGTAGGAGTTACACTGGTAAGAATGGTCCTGTGCCTAAGCCTGATAACTCTTTGTTCGTCATTAAAAAGTTGTTTTTGAAGTTGGTGTATAATGATACTGCTTATCGTGAGTTCCTTAACATTTTTTGTCATACTTTGGCTCGTCGGATGTTGGAGGAGTATAGTGGTAAAAATGTTAAACACTTGTTTTATTCTGATAAGTCTATTTACAACGTGAACTATTTTTTGTTGGTTGAGCAGTTGAAGGATGTTGATTGGTCTAAGCCTGTCACGTTACATGTTAAAAAGGTGAAAAAATAATTTTGGAGGAATAAAATAAAATGGAAATAAATGAAGTAGTAAACAAAGTAGTAAACAAAGTGGTTAATGACAATGGAGACTCATTAGAGATTGGCACTCCAGCTAAAGGAGGAGCAGTGAAGATCTATGGTAGTTTTGATAGGCCTGACGAGTTTAAAGCAAAGGTTGATGCTGCTAAGGTTGTGAGGGATTATGCTCAGAGTCAAATAACCCTGAACATATAAAGAGGGATTGAAATGATTAATATTACGTGTATCCCTATACCAATAATATTTATTGGATGGTTAAACTGAAAGAAGAGAGGTGTAAAATAACTACTTAACGAATATATAAAATTAAGATTAAAGAATAAGAATAAAGGTTATTCTAATAGAGAATTAGAAATTGCTAAATTATTCAAAACTATAAATAAAAGAGGTGACAGTCAGAATGCTTAAATTAGTGGGTATC